GCGGCTAATAATAAATGCTGTTTTGATTTGGCTTCTGTAGGACTCCACCGCAAACAGTACATCTTGTAGAGGACATCAATAACGGGTCGTGCATGTGCTTGAGTTTGTTTGCGAACAGCGTCCCAAAAGATCCAAACTGGGTGGGCTCCGTGTGGCTCTGAAACGAACTCATCAAATCGGTTTGCAAAGATGAGCGCCTGTTTAGTCTGCTTCTTGTGTTCTCGGCAGTAAGCGAAGACCCAAGCCATCCAATACAATGCTCGGGTGACATCTCGGACATCGGATCGCAGACAATACACGAACTCGTTGAGAGGTACTGCAACCGGCAGTGGATCGGCGGGACGAAGCGAGAGACGACCAAATAATTGAGAGGGAGCCTTGAGATGTTCCTGAATGGTCTGAGGGTCAAAATCATGCACGGGCTTGATTGTTGGAAGTGAAGGCAATTTATTTTTGCGACACATTGAAAGAGTGGCTGCGACTTCACAAATGATTTGACGAACATCAGGATTGTTGCGTATAGAGGTCATCGTTCCAACGGTAAAAACTTGTTCAATGGGAGCATAGCGTTCATAGGCAGAGGCTAAATACAAAAAGACATTTGGATTCGCTCGGTTGATATGAAGGGCAGCGGCATCAAAGAGAGTTGCCCATAGACTATGAACTAATCCTGAACACAATAGTTCAAGAGACCAATAACATGCATAATCTGCATGACCTAACTGCACGTTCTGAAGGAGAACCTTCACAACGTGTGTTCGTGGATGACCGCAAAAGGTTGTTTTTTGAAAATCAGCTACTGTTCTTGGATCTGAGACCTCCATTATCCTTTCGCAGGAGTCGTGGATTTACTACCATACGCAGACCTTCTTAAATAACTCATAATATCTGAATCACTTGGAGCTTGACTTGGCCTTGATCGCATAAGGTATCTTCCTAAAAAGAAGATTGCAATCAAACTAGCTAAAGCAATTAACCAGTTAAGCAAAACTTCAATCCATGTAGTTGCTTTAGATAATTGAATGTCTTGATCTCGCTTGTCTTTATTGATTTGATTTTTGATATCTTCGATATGCTTTTGAAAGTTAGACACTGAAAAGTCAAGATCGTCTTTCACACCTAAAACACTCTCTTTTACATTGTTCATTGAATCAATGACTGCCTGTTGACGAGAACGAGTATATTGAAGACTTCTGTATTTATCTAAAAAGTTATTGATGACAGGTTGTGCTTCTGCATTTGCAACTCTGTTTTTTTCTTCCTCTACCCATGTATCACCTTTCAGCAAAGTATAATAGGCAACCCTTGCAGTTTGATATGCATCTGGAGCTTTGTCTCTTGCGTTTTCAGCATCTTGTAATGCACGAAATGCTGTATTCATCTTGTCATCTTTACTAATCTTTGCATCTGCAACTGCAATAGCGCTTGCAAATCGGTCTACTTCATTTTGATAAAACTTTTTATTAAATAACATTTGGTAACTTAAATTGGGTTCATATACATAACCAGCTCTACGAGGTCCTTCATATTGTGCATGATAAAGATATTGAGGAAGAGGTGTCAGTTGAACACTCACCGTTTTATCAGCTGTATGTGTACAGGACACCATATTTCCAGATGATGTCATTTCATAGTTTTTAGCAGTAGGGCATTTAAGAACACACGAACTTCCATTCGGATGAAGTGTAAATTCAGAAGGACACGAATAAGCCTGCATTATCTATTACTCAGATAGATTCCAGCAGCTGCACCCACACAAAGAGTGATAAATACAACATAGGAAGCATATTGAGGCGGAATCACTAAGAACTCAACTAAAGCAACAAGAATCGTGAGAAGAACTACTTGAATGACTGCAAAGTTTAATGGTTTCAAAATCTTATTTCGTTCATTCACAATTGGATGAGGTTGAACTGGAGAGCGAGGGACTTTTAGTCTATCAGAAACAGATTTGATTCGTTTAGATGAATCCGATTCAGCTGAATATCCTGCATATTGAGACTTGAGCGATTCATACTCTTGTGCTATCTGCGAAGGTGTTTTGGTCGCCATTGTTTATCGGTTCGGAATAAAAGACTTGAAGGTTCCGAGGATAGGTCCAAAAATACGAGCATCACGAGAAGCACCCATATCTCTCCATCCTAGAGAGTTAGGTATTGCTCCTTGGTTCTGAGATGCATAAGGACCGATTGTAGAGGCCATTCGGACAAACCTTGTAAATTCAGACGCATCACCTACCATTGCACGACGATTTGGAGGATTCACTTGACCAAATGGCGAAGTTGGCATTTTGTTTTAGACACGGAAATATAATGAGCGGTATTCCAAATCAGCTTGAACAGGCTCTTAATTCATATAAAGCAAACTACTCGCTTTATAAAGTGACGGGTCATGCGGGACATAAGACCGCATATGAAAACGCATTAGCTAGAGTGAACACACTCATTCAACAGATGTATTCAATCACAATTAGTAATGATCGTTTTATACGAAATTTTGTAGGTGAATATCAATCCTCTAATAGTGAACTGGTTCAGCTACAAGAAAATTCAAGAAGAATTCAAGAAGAGGGTCCTAAGCTACAAGATGAACTGGCTCGGTCAAGACAAATTCATCAACGTGCTGCAATTGAAGTAGATGAATCAGGACTCTATGTGAAGGCCGGTATTGTCGTTGCACTACTTGTTGTTGTAGGCATTGTAGGAAGTTTATAACCACCTTTCCAGAGTAGTACTACAATAAATATAATAGTAACAAGTGCTAGTGAAAAAAGATACCAAAAAAGTCTATCATCAAACTTCATCTGTTCATGAGCTTGAAGTGCTCTGAGTGTCTCATATTGATCTCTTTGTTTAAGAAGAATTGAAGACTCATTTTGAACTTTAACTAGTTTTCGCATAAGCTCATCTCGATATGTATTTAATTTACTAGCGTTCCCTCTGACCTGTGTAACCTGTTCTAACATACTATGAAGTATAGTCGAAAGTTGTCCATTTAAAAATTGAATTTGGGTTAGATTTACTGGATTGTTTAGAGCAATCAATCTATCGTACTCTGCTCGCTTGATTTTATAGTCTCTTTCTAAAGCGTCCATTATTATTGAGCGACATTTACATCTTCAACACAATATCGGTAGTAAGCACTTCTTCCTGCTGCATCTGAATGACGAATGACCTCAATTACATCTCCTGGAATAGCTCCAATCCATTTAACCATCGTATCTTGAGAATCCAATGATGGTAACTGATTCTCTGGATCTGAAATCTTAAACTTATTAAAGACTTCTGTTCTTTCATCTTCTGAAAGAATACGATGAGGCATTGCCATACGATGGGTGGTGATATCAAACTGAAGCTGCCAAATATGGAAGAATGCAAGTCTCTTCTTAGCATGAGACTTTGCAACTCTCAGAACATTCTCAGAGGGAGGACTCATTGCAATAATAATTATTCCATTTGTATGACCATTCTCTTCTGCAAAAGTTAGAATGTTAGTGATGTCGCCTGCTAAAACCTTATCTTTTTGACTGAAGCACACCAATACAGCTCCAATGGTATAGAGTGTAACTTTTTCCATCTTTTTATTATCAGTTTCTATGCGCTCAGTAGCAGTCTCAAGCTTACGACGCCCTAGCATTATACGAATAGTTTCAAGTGCTTTTTCCTCCATGATGAGTCTCTTGTCTTATTAGAACATGCATCCGTTTTTTTCGGGCAGATGAACAATGAAGCAGTGGATTTTGTTTTTAATAGCATTAGTAGTTATTGCATTTGTCTTAAACTATATGCGTACTGAACGATTTGAGGCTGGATTTGTAGATACAAGTCAACAGAAGCGTGCTATGAAGCTTGAAGACTCATCATATGAACAACGAACCAATCACTTTGTTCAAAATAATGATGTAGGACAAGCTTCAGGCGTCTCTACACCTTGGCAAGTCAACCAATATAAATCTAAGTTATAATAAATGCCTCTCTTTAACTTTGGAAAGAAGAAAGAGGAAAAAATTGAAAAAATAATAGAGAAACAGCAAAAGGAACTGGATGAACAGAACAAAAAGAATGAGGAAGAACTTAAGAAACTTGAAAAATCTCTTAAAAAACATCAAAAGGAACTTGAGAAGCCACTTAAGACTGAAGCCGAAACTCGTAAAGAACTAGAAGATGAACTTGCTGCACTCAAACTTGATGGTGGTCGCAAACGAAAGACTCGTTCACGAAAACTTCGTAGAAGAAAGACGCTTAAGCAGAGAAAGTGAGAAGAACTAATGTCCTCTAAAGCAAAAATTCCCAGAGCTCTACGTGAACAAGTATGGCTGGTTCACGTAGGGCCTAAATTTCAAAACAAATGCAAGGTTTCATGGTGTACAAACTCTATGAGCGCATTTGACTTTCAGTGTGGTCATAACATACCTGAAAGCAAAGGTGGAAAAACAGATGTCAACAATTTGATCCCTATTTGCGCACGATGTAACTCAAGTATGGGTAGTCAGTTCACAATTGACGAATGGAATAAACGCTTTTCACCTCCGCCAAATCGTGTCTGGAGATGTATGAGATCATATATCCAGTGTCAGCGTCTTTGGAGATAATTGGCGTTCTAAATTCACAATAATGTTAATATATTCATATAAATGACACTTCTTGATAAATACTATGAACGATATCAGACAACTTCAGATATTAACCAACATTTACCAATTCTATTAGCATATGCTAAACAGTGCGTAACTGTAACTGAATGTGGTGTCCGTACACCTACAAGTGCATATGCTTTTGCTGCAGGATTGAAGGGTACTCCAGGTAATTTTTACCGAATGATTGATATAGAAAAATCTAAATTAATTGAACCATTTATTAAAGAATGTGAAGAAGAGGGTGTATCTACAAATTTTGTTGAATCATCTGATCTAGAATGCGAACGAATTCCTACAGATCTTCTCTTTATTGATACATGGCATATTTATGGTCACTTAAAACGTGAACTTGAATACTGGCATGAATATGCAAAAAAGTTTATTATTCTTCATGATACAACTGTTGATGAACATTACGGTGAAACTATTCGTATGAATCTTGATCATGTTCAACAAAGCAAAACAACAGGTATACCAGTTGAAGAAATCTTAAAAGGATTAGGACCCGCAGTTACAGAGTTTATTGAAAAACATCCTGAGTGGATTGTAGACTTAAAACTTACAAACAATAATGGTCTTACTATTCTTAAACGTCAATTGTAACAATTTTTGATGGTAGAGGTTCAGGCTTAGTTCCTTCAGCACGATGTTTCTGAACATCATCCCAAAATTTGGTCAAGTCTTCAATATGATCGGATAACCATTTAGGATCTTTTGGAACAAAGTCCTTCTTTGTATCCAACAGGACCCAATAGATATATTGGTGATCTTCTGTATGACTGCTTTGCCATTCGTGAAGTACTAGTGTATCAGGTTTATAATCTACCTTTCCATTTGGATCGACTGCAAAGACTCCTTTCATTGTAGAACAAGCATCCCACTCCGTAAAATTGAGCTGCTTAAATCGGAACTCTACATATTCACATTCATCAATCCCCGTACATTCCATTTGCATCTGCATTTGATGTATGTAATAACTTGGGATTTCATCTTTACGAACTCGGCTCATAGGACACTTAAACTCTACTAACCTTCCATACCTACGAGGGTCTGCATCAGCATATCGTGGAACAATCAATCCATCGGGCGATGCGCCTAGAAACTTGTGTACTGGATGCTGACAACATCCTACATCAATAATATCACATCCAGTTGTATCTTCATAGATCTTCTTTGCAACAGGTTCAAATCGTGTTCCCCAAATTAACGCTGGAACTGAGTTAAATGCGTTGTTTTCTGTTTTTGCTGGAGGTTCAAGCTTTTTCAGCAAGAGTTCAAGACGAGACGCAGCAGAACTCCAAACCTTTGAAACTTCAGAAGCAGTAATCATTGATCCTCTTTGTGCGTGCCAAGCATCGGTTCGCTGGTCTTGCTTTCCATACAATCGGATTACTCGTTCAAAACACCGATCACGCATCCACATTTTTCCCACATTTTCCATCATTAACTTGTCGGCAAGTTCTCGAACATATTTCTTCAGAAAGCGAATCGTTAGAGCAGGTGCTAGAACATGACAAAGAACTACAAATCGGCGTAGTCGAGCGTTGAGGTGAGTATATGGACGTTCGTCCAATAGATAGGGAGTCAAGACCTCCTCCATTAGGGTTCTCATGTTCAATAGGCGAAAGTCCATTTTGCTTAAACATTTCTGTATATGCTTGCTTACGTTGTGTAAGATAGGCTTCAAAGTCACCTGCTCCCATAACACCTAGCTCAGA